ATACCAGAAGCTTTACAAAAAAAGATTGACCAAAAGCCAACAGATGATTTAGAGTTTATTGAAGCTACAGTATTAGACCAAAAGCGTGGTGATTTTTGTTATCACGTGATTCATAAAGAATCTAAGACTGAAATTGTATATAGACGCATGGATGAAAGTCCTTGGATTGTATCACGCTATGCAAAAGTAGCTGGTGAGATCTATGGTCGTGGTCCGTTAATCACTGCATTGCCAGATATTAAAACACTTAACAAGACATTAGAGTTATTACTCAAGAATGCTTCACTTGCTATTGCTGGTGTTTATACAGCAGCAGATGATGGCGTATTGAATCCTAATACAGTTAAGATTATTCCTGGTGCAATTATTCCTGTGGCACGTAATGGTGGTCCACAAGGTGAGTCATTGAAACCATTGCCACGTGCTGGTGATTTTAATGTATCACAAATTATTATGAATGATCTACGTCTAAGCATTAAGCGTATTCTTTTAGATGAATCATTGCCACCAGATAATATGTCTGCTCGTTCTGCTACGGAAGTTGTAGAAAGAATGAAAGAGTTATCACAAAACTTAGGCTCTGCTTTTGGTAGACTGATAAATGAAACGATGATACCATTAGTGACTAAGATTTTAAGAGTTATGGATCAACGCGGTCTTATTGATTTGCCTCTTAAAGTTAATGGACTTGAGATTAAAGTGTCAGCAGTAGCACCATTAGCTATGGCTCAAAGCATGGAAGATGTACAAAGCGTATTACAATATGCTCAAATTGTACAACAAGCTGGACCACAAGCTCAAATGACATTGAAAACAGATGCTATGATGGACTACATTGCTGAGAAACTAGGTATCCCACAAAAGATACGTAATACTCAAGAAGAACGCATGATGATGCAACAACAAATGGCTCAAGCTGCACAACAAATGGCACAACAAGCGCCAGAAGTTATACCAGAAGCTGCAAAGCAAATGGTTAAACAAGGGGGAATGTAATGGCTGGATGGGAAGATTTAGAAAATCAGTTACCATTAGATGTTAGAGATGTAAGCCAAGCAAGAGACGATTTAGATAGATTAGCATTAAGAGTATTAGGCAATGAAGATGGACAGAAATTAATGGCGTGGTTACGTCAAACAGTTTTAGAGCAACCAGTTGCCTTGCCTGGGAGCGATTCTAGTTATGCTTACTACCGAGAAGGTCAGAATAGCATGGTAAGAGATTTAGAAGCAAGGTTAATTAGAGCAAGGAAAATGTAATGATAGATGACTCAATCGAGCCTAGTGGTTCAGATGTACAAGAACCTACTGGCTTACTCGACAATGCATCACCAGAAACAGAAATACAAGCAGCAGATCCATCAAAGACTGAAATCTCACATCTTGATCCCAAAGAAGATGACTCTCCATTAGAGAGACCTGATTGGTGGCCAGAGAATTTCTGGAAAAAAGATGATGCAGAACCAGACTTAGAAGCTATTGCTAAATCTTGGACTGATCTACGTAAGCAAATCTCACAAGGCAAACATAAAGCACCAGCAGATGGTAACTATGATTTAGCCGCATTCAAAGATATTCCAGCAGAAGATCCAGTGCGTAATCACGTATTATCATGGGCTAAGGAATATGGTGTAAGTCAAGGCGCTTTAGACAATTTAGTAAGTAAAGTTGTTGAAATGGGTTTTGAAGCACAAACAAGTCAATCTATTAACCTAGAGCAAGAAAAGAAAGCATTAGGTCCTAATGCTGATGCTCGTATTAATGGCATGGTTAAATGGGCTAGTGGTCTAGTAAACAAAGGTATTTGGGGTAAAGATGACTTTGAGGAATTTAAAGTCATGGGTGGTACTGCAAAAGGTATTGCTGCCTTAGAAAAGCTTAGATCATCTTATGAAGGTCGTGTACCTACAGATAGCGCTCCAGTTTCTGGCGCACCATCTAAAGATGAACTATATGCTATGGTAGGAGATCCAAAATATAAGACGGATCCAGCTTATCGTTCTAAAGTAGAAAGAATGTTCCAAGCGTCATTTGGTTCATAGTAAGACTCCGTAGTTGTTTTTGACCCACTTCGGTGGGTCTTTTTTTGCCTAAAACGCAAAATACTTGCATAAATTTGTAAAATATGCTAAAAACCATACAAGGCTAATTGCATTCGCAACCCTTCACGCAAGTCGTCTTGTCGTTTGGCTATCGTAAATAGCAAGCACTGGCCCAGATTTCCTGGCTAACCAAAGCGATAAACTTAAATTTTTTATCATTTCTAGGAGAATAACATGGCAATTGGATTATCAAGCGCTTTTGTAACGCTCTTTGATGCCGAAGTTAAACAGGCTTACCAAGGTAAGGCAGAATTAGTTGGTGCTGTTAGACAAAGACGCGGTGTTGAAGGCTCAGTAGTAAAATTTCCTAAAGTAGGCAAAGGTGTTGCTACTTTAAGAATCCCACAAACAGATGTAACACCATTAAATGTTGGCTGGAGTCAAGTAACTGCTACATTAGCAGACTGGAATGCAGCTGAGTATTCAGACATTTTCATGCAACAAAAAGTTAATTTTGACGAACGCCAAGAGTTAGTACAAGTTGTTGCTAACGCTATTGGTCGTAGACAAGATCAAATGGTTCTTGACGCACTTGCTGCTTCATCAACATCATTAACAGTGTCTAACGACATTGGCGCAACAGACTCTAACCTAAGCGTAGCTAAACTACGTGAAGCTAAACGTCTATTGGACAAAAACAATGTACCACCACAAGGTCGTCACATTGTATTGCATGGTAACAACTTATCATCATTACTTTCAGAAACAGCAGTAACATCATCTGACTTTAATACAGTAAAAGCTCTTGTAGCTGGTGAAATTAATACATTTTTAGGTTTCACATTCCATGTATTAGGTGATCGTTCAGAAGGTGGTTTAGCAATTGATGGTTCTTTAGACAGAACAATCTTTGCATTCCATAAAGATGCTGTTGGTTACGCAGAAGGTATAGCTCCTCGCACAGAAATCAATTATGTTCCAGAAAAAACATCATTCCTTGTGAATGCAATTTTCTCTGCTACAGCAACAACAATTGATGCTGAGGGTATCGTTCAACTCACTTGCCGTGAAACTTAATCTAAGGAGAAAATATTATGGCTTATTCATCAACAGGATTATCCGCTGCTGGCGGTCAATCAAAAGCTGGTAATGCTCCACAATTATGGACATACAAATCAGCAGATGCTATTGCTGACGTTAATACAAGTGGCTATTTTAATTCAGCTACTACATTATTAAAAGTCGGTGATATCATTTTTGTTTACGACTCAGCAACTCCAACATCAAGCATTGTGTTTGTAACAAGCAATTCTTCTGCTGGCGTTGTAGATGTAACAAATGGTTTAACTGTAACAGCAACAAACTCAGACTAATAACTGAGGTAATAACTTGGGTAAGGCGGGTGTTTTGCACTCGCCTTATTCTTACATTTGGAGATAGAGTATGGCAGCTGGAGATTCAGCATTATCAGTATGTTCTGATTCACTATTGATGTTAGGTGCTAAACCTATTGCATCTTTTACCGAAGGTACAGATGAAGCATCTATATGCGATAGACTATATCCAGACATTAGAGACCAAGCATTATCAACATATCCATGGTCTTTTTCATTCAAGAAAGTTCAATGTGCTAGACTGGTCACTACACCAGTTACCGAATACAAATACGAATATCAATTACCTTCTGATCGCATAATCTCACCTAGAGCAATCTATGATGCTAACGAAATAGGATCGCCTGTTAGAAATGATTATAAAATCATGGGCGATAAAGTTTTAACTAACTATGAAGAAGTATGGGTAGATTATCAATATTCTGTTCCAGAATCAGTAATGCCTATATATTTTGTTCAATTACTTAAATATTTATTAGCATGGCATTTATCTGTGCCTATTACTGACCAAACTGAAAAAGCTTCATATTGGCAAACAATTGCAGTAGGTACTCCAGGAGAAAATGGTCGTGGAGGTTACATGAGACAAGCTATGAATATTGATGGACAAGGACAACCAGTAAACGCTATACAAGACTTCTCTCTTATTAATGTGAGATATTAATGGCTCGTTTTGTTAATATACAAACAAACTTTACTGCGGGTGAAATAGACCCATTACTTCGTTCACGTGTAGATATTAAATCATATGAGAATGGTTTAGAGACTGCACAAAATGTTACATGTCAGCCACAAGGTGGCATTACTCGTAGACATGGATTACGCTACATAACTGCACTTCCCAACTTCCATTAGCAATGGCTGATGTATTAAAAAATGGAAATTCAGTAATAGCATTAACTACTGTAGTACTTGTATATTGAACTATCTTTGCACGACCTTGTGGTATGACATTAATATATTGACCCACAGATGCAGCACTAAATACTGCAGATGATGCAGTAAGTGTTACTTTACCAGTTACAGCAGATGGTGTTAATGTACCAGCTGGATTAGTATATGCAATG